CAACTACAAAGACACAATATGGTACAATTCAAACCTCATATACATTAAAATATGAGACAAAAGCGAGTGTCAAGTTTAACTCTGAGAATATGACTGTTTCTGAAGGAGAAATTTTCTACCCTATTAGCAGAACATTTATTGTTCGCGCTTATGTACCAATAACTGAAACTGATAGAATAGAATACAAAGGCCAAGACTACAAGATTCTCTCTATTAATAAGAACATCTACTATAATGACATAGAAATTGCTACAACAATAATCAATACATAAGATGGATGGTATATATTTCAAGATAAGTGGATCATTTAATGGCAATTTTGATGAAATAGCAAAAGAGATGCCTAACATAGAAAAACGTGCACTCTATCGGGGCGCCTATTTTTTACGCGAAAAAATTAGACAGTCATTAGTTTCAGCTGTACCTAAAGCAACACAGAGAAACCCAAAGTATAACGATACATTAGTAGATGCAGTAGGTTTCTCTCGTGTCGATGGAGCATCTCTTGTTGTAAATGCAATGGGTACAAGAAAGACAGGTAGTGGCACATATAGAACAAGATTTTTTGAGGAAGGCACAAGAGACAGATATCAAAAAAATATAAATGGTATCAAGTTAAAAAAGAAAAAGTATATTGGAAAAATTAAGCCAACAAAATTCTTTGCAAGTGCAGTAAACGCAAACAGAGATGCAACAGTAAAGATGATGGAAGATGTCATCGCAGAATATGTAGATACTACATTTAACAAAAATACAAATTAACCAACATGGACAACAGCTTGTTAATTTCTAAATACTTCCAGGCTATATTAGAAGAAAACCAAGAAATAAAAGATATCATAGGCAATAACGAACATAAAATATTTCCTTTGCTTCAACCAGACAACTTGACATTTCCTTTCATTGTTCATTCAAGAACAGGAATAACTGTAGAATATACAAAGGATATAGAATATACGCATGTAGGATGGTACAACATTGTCAACTATACTATTTCTTGTGTATCTGATGACTATGTACAATGTCTTGAATTAGCAAATGCTGTACGTCACGCAGTCGAGACATATAGATGGAAAGACGACGACATATATATTCATCCAATACAGTTAGTTACTGTAGCTGAATATACAACTGACAACGATGCATTTGTGGAAGAACTACAGTTTCAATGCATGGTTGAATAGATTACTATATTTTATAAAACAAAGACTAAATTTAGAACTATAAAAATATTCATAATTTAAATTATGGCAGCAGTAAGAAAAAATTCAGACATTATTAAGGGTAGCATGCTTATGGTATTCTATAATGACAATCCTATAGGTTTTGCAACTAGTCATTCACTTTCTTTAACTCTTAATACTACAGAAGTTAGTACGAAAGACCATGGTGATGCTCCTGCAATAATTCCACAAACAGTTAGCTGGGAAATTCAAGCAGAAAATTTATATTCTGATACAGGTGAATTAACATATATGCAATTAATGATGGCAAAGAAACCAGTTACTATCAAATTCTGTAAAGCATCTAATTATGATGAACAAGATGAAAAGGGCGTTATAGTAGCAGAAGATGTAGAACAAGCATCAAAAGATTGGACTCCTGATAGCCAGCACATTATTGCAACAGGTCAAGCATATGTTACTTCATTCCAAATAAATGCACCAGCTGGAGACAATGCAACAATGTCTGTAACATTTACAGGTAATGGAGCAATCACAACAAATGGTGATCCAACTTAATTGATATACATGTAAAATAATTTAATATCTTCATCATAGGAACTATATTAATTAAAAATAATCACTATGATGAAGATATATTATATTTATAAAATTACTTGTTTGTGTGGAAAAAGCTTTAAAGGTTCTTATTATTACGGAAAACATGAAACAACAAAATTAGACGACAATTATTTCTGCAGTGGTCGTAAGATTAATGATTACATCAAGAAATATGGAAGAGAAGGTTGTCTAAGAGAAATTGTTTGTTATTGTAATTCACGTGAAGAATTAAATCAAAAGGAG